TTTTCCCCGCCATTGGTATCGGTAAAGACGTCCTCGAACCAGAAGCCGGTCGCGATGTCGTAAACCCATGTTGCATTGGCGGTTGGGAAGGTCAGTTTGTAAAAGACGTGGCCTTCGACCTGATAAATCGAGCCCACCGCATCGGAAAGGGTGGAATAGGTGGCAAAGACATTCTCAATCGCATGGGTGGAGATGCGCCGGGCCTGATACTGCATCCCCTCGATGACAATGGCGCGGCCCTCCTTGTCCTGACTGAGCCAATAGGTCGAGACATCCTCTTTCCAGATCGAATAAGGTGCAATGCAGCCATGTTCGATAAAGGCGTTGGGGATCTCCTGGTAGGTAAAGGTCGGATCGCCCGAGTTGAACCAGACTTCGGTCGTTTTCTGACCGATCAGCCACAGCTCACGGCGCAGGAAGATGATCCCGGCAATATCGTCCGGCCATCCCGCCTTTGCCGCAATGTCGAGCGGGTCGAACGCGGCATAAAGCTGCCCCGGACTGATCGTGCCCGTCAGATTGTCGTAGCTGACTTCGGAGAGTGAGATATAGAACTGGTTGGTATTGGGCCGGTTGAGGGCAAAATATGTATCGGCATAATCGACGCGGGTGGCGCCATAAAAGGCCGGATCATTGACCGTGCCAAAGGCGTGGGTAGTAAGGTCAATCGCATAGCCGTTTGCCGTCCCATCGACAATCAGCACCGCGAGGCCATTGTCCGCCATGCAGACTTCGCTTGTGCCAGCCCCAATCGTGCCCAGAACGGTATGGGTCCAGGTGCTGTCTACATAATAGACCGTATCCCCGACAACGCGGTACAGATCGCCATTGGAGGCGGTATAATTGCAGCGGGCCGCTCCCGCCGCAGATCCCATTGCATAGAGCGTGGAATAGCCGGGGCGCGGATAGAACGTATACGGAAAGATTGCATCTGGCACCTTGAAGCTTGGCGCCTGTTCATTGGTCGTGGTATTGGCTTCGGTGTAGAGGTTCACACACCGCTGCGCATTGGCTATGATGGACCGTGACTGATAAAAGCCCTGAATGAGCGGAAAAATCACGTCAGGCGATCCGAATAGATGTTATAGCCGGAACCACTGGTAGCGATATTGGGCACGCGCAAATTCGGCACTTGGGCATTGGAATTGCGCAACACATTGAGCGCCTCCTGCGCCAGTGCGACGACGGCCGGGTTCTGTGGTACCGGGTAAGTCGTATAAAGCCGCACCGTCAGATTATAGAGGATCGCCGCTTCGTATTCGGGAGGAAGCGAGATTACATCCTCAAGCGTTACGAAGGTTGGCAACACCACCTTGGTCAGGATATTGAGTGCGTAGAGCCCGGAGGTCGGGATGGGCCAGAAATAGATATTCCCGGTTGGGTATCCGCTATCGTAGAACACGCATGTCGGCCATGTCGTCAGGCTCTTGAGCGAGATCCGCGAATAATCCTCGTAGGATTCCAGAAGCCGTAACGGATAATCGACCTGATTTTGACCGCCGGGATTGAGCAGCGTGAAATAGGCTTTCTCCAGCCGGTCGGGACGGGCGATATTAAAATCTCCACCGGTCCCGATGGTGTAACTCTGCGCTCCCGTACTCGTGATCGAAGTCTCAACCAGGTGATAGACAAGCCAGCGCTTCTGCGCCCATTGCGCCATCATGTAGTTGAGTTCGTTAAAGGCGTCGTTGACATCCTCGGGCAGCGCATCTTGTCCGACACCGAGAACGGTTGCCTTTTTGAGTGCGAGTGTGATGAGGTCCAGCGGCGTGGTCATGCGGGATTACCGGCCCTTTCGATTTCAGCGCGCAGCCGCGCCAGGCTCCAGCGGCCGTCGACCTTGAGGCCGATCGCGTCGCCCTTCTGCTTGAGTGTGTCCCACTCGGAGGTGTGGGGCTCAGGCGCAACCTCGGGAGCAAGCAAATTGGCGCTGGGCGCTGGAGCCGCCTCCGTTGCCATCTCGCGCGCCTCTTCATCGGCATCAGCGACGATCAGCGTGCGACCGTCTGGCGTAGAAACCCATTTGGGATATTCCTGATATTCGTAAGTCGCCATGAAATCTCCCATAGGGTTATGACCACTGGCGGCAGTGCGCTGTCACCACCGCCAGCATGTCATTCAGTCAAGTTCTTCAAACGGCATCGGCCACGAAACAGCCCCACTCCGGTTTCAGGAATTTGAAACCAAAGAGCACATCAAGACGGTTTGCCGTCTGGTCCGTGCCGGGGATGTAGGCCGTGATCGAGCGCATCGAGACACCGCTCTTGCGCGCACGGGTCGCCGCGATGACGCCACCGGTCGGCATTACGAGGTCGGCATAGACCATCGTCACGCATTCCTTCGCAAACACGAAGTTCTTGCGATAGGTGGTGCTCGCCGGAGTTGCCAGCGAGATTGCCGCGCTGTTGGCCGGGCTGACAGTGACAGTCTGATACTGCACCGCAGAGCCGTCCGAGGCTGCCGGGGTAATCGCCGGATAGACATTGATCGAGGTGCCACCCGAGGCCACATTATCAAGCACGACGAACTGACGGGCTTCGCCGGTCGTCGCCTTGGTGATGTAGTTGACGGCATCGACGCCGGCAATCGTGATAATATCGCCAGCAACGAGCGTGCCGGTGATCGCGTTGACGGTCAGTGTGGTGCCGGTCTGGCTGGCCCCGTTCACCGTACCGGCCGAGAACGAGCCCGAGGTATGGTTGATCGTGGTCTGGTCCTGCATCCATTCGAAGTTCAAGGCGTCATAGATGCGGGCGTTCTTGTACTGGCGCGAAATCTCCGGCGCCGGGTTGAAGAGCCCGGAGAGCGAAGACACGGTGCGGGCCATCGTACGCGGATTCAGGATGGCCTTGCGGTCTTCCATATAGGCCGAGTTATTGTCGAGCACCGCGCCAGCGTTCAACCAGGTTTCCGCAGTCGGCGCAATGATCGCGCCCGAGGAATTGGTATTGGACACCAGATTGCAGATCCCGCCTTCAACGCCGGACATGACCGTCGAGGCCACATTACCGGCAAGGACGTTCATCTTCGGGGCCGTGATGCGCTCCGAATAGTCGTCCAACTTCAAGGTGAGGTCGGCAGAGCTGAACGAGGTATCGACGTGGCGCTGGGTTGCAACCGTCATCGACACCGAAAGTTCGTTGGTGTTCTGAACGGAAAGCGCAGGCCCATCGGACACCACAAAGTCGTTCGGCAGACGGATGCGCAGCGTGTCGCCAATCTTGGCGCCCTGCTTGGCATAGTAGTCGTCATCACTTATGTTCGGATGCCGTCGTGAGGGGCGTCCCGTCGCTTGTGCGACCGCTGCAGGTTTCCCAGCAGGTCAGACTATATCTTTAAGCCAGTGAAAGGGTTGGGGATGTACTGGCCTACCGCGCATTTCCACCCACTTGGATGTACGGGCCGAAGCCCTAGTCGTTGAACGTTCCGCAAGTTTAGCGGCTTCGCTGCTGATTGCCAAATCCTTTGTGCTTTTCAGGCATTCGCGCTTGCCGTTTCCGGCTACGCTGTAGCGACAAAGGCTCTAATGGGTTTCCAGCAATTAACGCGGTTTAATGACAGCTAGACGGTTAGGTTTACTGTCTTGGGATTTCGCCAATAAAGGCGTTTGAGTTCATGTAGAGCATGATCGCGTCGCGCGTGATCATGTCGATAGTCAACAAATTGTTGCTCATTTGCAACACTCCTTTCAATAATGGCCAGTCGCCATAGGTTGGTTGGTTTGGTCACAGCCGCTCAAAACGGCGATAACCGACTGGCAGATAAAGAAAAAAGCACTACAAGTGCGCAGCCAGATCGGGGTTGACTACCTGCCTGATTAGTAGTCATATGCTTCGCAGGCAAACGACACGGTAAAATTACCCACCGAGGAGGTTTTATGGAAACCGTTACGGCTTATGCGATCCGTCATAAGGAAAGTGGAAACGGATACGTCGGAGCTACAATCAAGCCGAAGAACCGATGGAAGAGCCACCGGGCAAAGCTGAGGAAAGGTGGTCACCACTGCCACTACCTTCAGGCAGCTTGGGACAAATATGGCGAAGATGCTTTTGAATTTCTGATCTTGGAAGTCATGGACTGCGAGACCAAGCCCCATCGCACTGCTTTGGAGCTAAAGTGGATATTCTTCTGTGGCCAGTACAATTCCCTGATCCCAGATCCGAACCTGTCTTATTTCACAATGCCGCCCAGCGACACGTCGCCAGATTTAGCGATACTCGCCATGATGCGCGCAAAGGTTCCGGGGTATGCCCTCTATCTTAAGAAGCGTGGAGAGGTGGTAACCGAGTTTGTCCAGTCTGTGGACGGTAGAGCCAAT